ACGGTGTACGCCCGCGTCGGACCCGAGGGCGTGCGCGGACCCGAGGGTGAACGCGGGCCGGAAGGCCCGCCCTCGGCGAAGGATGGCAAGGTGGAGATTGTCGATACCCCTGCCCGCCACGCCGTCAGCTACGAGGCAGACAGCGGGACCTACCGCCGTGAGACGACCGTGATCGCACCGCCCTGGGGCAGCGACCCGGCGAAGACGGTCTCGGCCATCAAGCCCTTCCAGGCCGAAGGCCTGAAGCTGCCCGACTTCCGGAATGACGGGATGGACCTTCGCGGCGGCGGCGGGTCGTTCAGCGGCGGCGGGATGGAGAGCATCACCGACGTGGTTCGCCGTGGCCCCATCCTCCTGTGCGCGATCGGCGGCCTGGCCGTGCTGGGCGGGATCGTCCTGGCCGTCTGGGCCAAGCGCGTCACGCTCGGCCTGGCGGTCGCCGGCGGGGGTGGCGGCCTGATCGCCGCGGGCGTGCTGTTCGAGGTCTACCCCTGGGTGCTGCTGATCGCCCTGGCGGCCGTGCTGGGTGTGGGTGTCTGGTGGCTGGTGGATGCGAAGTTCGCCGGCAAGGCCAAGTCGGCCCTGTCGGCGATCGTCCGCGGCGTCGAGGCCGCCCCCGAGGATGCCCAGACGGCCGTGAAGGACTCCATCGCCAGCGCCGCGACGGCCACGGGCCAGTACGCCGCCGTCAAGGACACGATCTCGCAGGCGAAGGCCAAGGCCGGCGTCGGCTGAGCATGGAGGGCGCAGCCGTGAAGCCCGTAGAGACCATCTGCGTGGACGTGCGGATCAGGCGATGGGCGCTGCGGCGGCCGTTCGTGTGGCTCTGGTGCCTGATGGGCCGCCTGCCGCGCTGGGCCGTGGTCGTCCGACCGGCCGATCCGCCGCGCGCCGTCGGGCAGTGCCGGGGCAAGCCGGGCATCCGGGCCGGCAGCGTGCCCGAGCCGTAGGACGATGGACCCATGTTGCGGATGAAGACGGTCAGCCTGGACATGTTCTTTGACGCCGACCGCGTGAAGCGCTCGGCCGATACGGCCGCGCGCAAGGTCCTGTCGAAGGCGGGCGCCTTCGTCCGCACGACGGCCAAGCACAGCATCCGCAGCCGCAAGGGCGCGTCGCCGCCGGGCTCGCCGCCCAGCTCGCACACGGGTCTGCTGAGACGGTTCATCTTCTTCGGCTACGACCGTGGGCGGAAGACGGTGGTGGTCGGCCCCATGCGGCTGAACCAGAAGGTCGGCACCGCCCCGGAGGCCCTGGAGCACGGCGGGACGTCGGTGGTCGTCGAAGGGCTCCGCCGCCGGCGCCGGAAGCGCCGCGTGCGGATCAGGGCCCGCCCCTACATGGGACCCGCGATGCAGAAGGAGCTGCCGAAGTTCCCGAGCCTGTGGGCCAACAGTGTCAAGTGAGCCGCCCGCGCAAAAGCAAAGGCTTGGCGGGGGGGGACCAAGCCTTTGACAATTCGCCGCCCGGCAGGGGGAGACCGGGCGGTGGGAACCATGGTTGTGATACAGGAGTATAGGCAGGGCCCCGGTACTTTCCAAGCGTGAATCCCAGCAAAAAAAGCATTCTTCGCAACTCACGATGGCATCGACACAAGGAATCCGAGCCGGCCGGGCGTACGTCGAACTTGGCGTGGGCGACAAGCTCACGGCCGGGCTGAAGCGCGCCCAGGCCCGGCTGACGGCCTTTGGCCGCGGCGTGACCACGCTGGGCCGGCAGATCATGACCGGCGGGCTGGCGGCGGCTGCGCCGATGGGCTTGGCCGCGAGGGTCTTCGGGGGCTTCGAAGACCAGATGCTCACCGTCCGCGCCGTGACGGGCGCCACCATCAAACAGTTCGCCGACTTGACCGACCAGGCCAAGCTCCTGGGCCGGACCACCAGCTTCACGGCCAAGCAGGTGGCCGAGGGCATGACCAGCCTCGGCCGGGCCGGATTCAAGACCGATGAGATTCAGGCGGCCATCCCCGCCGTGCTGAATCTGGCCCGCGCGACGGGCACCGACCTGGGCCAGGCGGCAGACTACGCCTCCAACGCCGTGCGGGCCTTCAACCTGTCGGCCCGCGACACCACGATGGTCGCGGACGTGCTGACGGCCACGGCCAATAACTCCGCCCAGACGCTCGATGACCTGGCGGAGTCGCTGAAGTACGTGGCGCCCGTCGCCGCCGACGCCGGCGAGAGCATCCAGAGCACGTCCAAGGCCCTGGGCGTGCTGGCCAACATGGGCATCAAGGGCTCGATGGCCGGCACGACGCTTCGGCAGATCATGCTGAGCTTCGCCGACCCCGGTACACGGAAGCGTCTGGCTGAACTGGGCGTGGTGGCGACGGACGCCACGGGCAATCTCCGCCCCCTGGGTGACACCATGGTCGAGCTGGGCAAGGCGATGGCGAAGCTGCCCAACGCGCAGCGGTTGTCGCTGGCCAAGGAGCTGTTCGGCCGGCGCGCGGTCTCTGGCGCCCTGAAGCTCAGCGGCTCGGTCAAGATGCTCGACGACCTCGCCCGGGCCATCGGCGAGTCGGGCGGGGCGGCCGAGCGCACGGCGAAGATGATGGACTCGGGGCTCGGCGGGGCGTTCCGCATCATGATGTCCGCCGCCGAGGGCGCGGCCCTGGCCGTGGGCGAAGCCCTCTCCGGCGCCCTGAAACTCGCCATGGGCGCGGTGCAGCGGATCGCCGAGGGAGTCGCCGGCTGGGTGGACCGCAACCGGGAGCTGGTGACGGTCGTCGGCCTGGTCACCGCGGGCACGATCGCGGCCGGTGCGGCGCTGGTCGCTGCCGGCGTGGCAATCAAGGGCCTGGGGTTCATCCTGAACGCGGCGATCATGCCGCTGTCGCTGCTGGCCACGACGGCGAAGCTGGCCGTGGCCGCCCTGGCCGCGATGGTCTCTCCTATCGGCCTGGTCATTACCGCCGCCGGGGCGCTGGGCGCGTACCTGCTCACTTCCACGCAGGCCGGCGGGAAGGCCCTCGACTGGCTGGGCGGGAAGTTCGCCACGCTCAAGGACGACGCCCTGGGTGCCTGGCAGGGCATCGGCGACGCCATGGCCGCCGGCGACTTGGCCCTGGCGGCGAAGGTGCTCTGGCTGACACTCAAGATGGAGTGGAAGCGCGGGGTGCAGGCCCTGCTCGACGTGTGGTTGGGCTTCAAGCACGGATTCCTGAAGCTCGTCTACGGCACGTGGTACGGGGCGCTGGCGCTGGGCGAGATCATCTGGCACGGCTTGGAGATCGGCTGGATCGAAACCACCAGCTTCCTGTCGAAGACCTGGAGCCGGTTCGTCGGCTTCTTCCAGCGGACCTGGCACGAGATGTCGGCCGCGGCGCAGAAGGCATGGACGTGGATCAAGAGCCTCTTCGACGACTCGGTGAACGTCGAGGCCGAGTACGGCCGCATCGACAAGGCGAAGGCCGACGCCATTGCCAACATCGATGACGAGCAGGCCCGCGCCGTCGCCCAGCGCGAACTGGAGCGCCAGCGGAAGCGCGAGGCCGAGGAGAAGCGCCACCAGGGCCGGCTGCTGGCGATCGGGCAGGCCCACCAGGCCCAGCGCGACGCGATGGCGGATGAGTACCGCGACCGGATGAAGGGCGCGGAGGATGAACTCGCCGCGGCGCGGGATGAGTGGAAGCAGGCCCTGGCCGACGCCCGCGGCAAGCGCCAGGCCAAGGAAGGCGCCGACGCGGGCCCGGGCAAGCTCCAGGGGCCCGAGGAACTGCTGAGCCGAATCCAGGCGGCCGCCGGCGGGCTGGGCGAGCAGCTCAAGGCCTCGGTGCGCGGCACGTTCAACGCCGCGGCGGGGCTCTTCGGCTTCGGCGCCGGCTCGGCGATGGAGCGCACGGCTGTCGCCGCAGAGCAGACCGCCAAGAACACGCGCGACATGAAGCGGCTGCTGGAAGACGCCGAAGACACGTTCGAGTAACGCGAGAGAGAGGCACGGATGCCGATCACCGTCGAAGAGAAGTACCTGAGCAGGCCCACGAAGGACTCGGGCCAGGGCGAAGGCACCGAGGAGCTGCTCTCCGTCGAGTTGCACTACCTCGTCAAGGGGACAGACGACGAGTTGCTGGCCGCACAGGCCGTGCGCCTCCAGACCCCGGCCACGCACAACGGCCTGGAACGCGGCGAGATCACTTTGGAGCCGGCCGGGCCGTGGCACTGGGAGGCGACGGTCCAGTACCGTCCGCCGGACGAGGAGTTGGAGGAGGGCGAGTCGAGCTACAGCTTCGACACCGGCGGCGGCAGCCAGCACATCACGCAGAGCAAGCAGACCGTCAACCAGTACGCCCCGCCGGCCAAGACAGCCCCCGACTTCAAGGGCGCCGTCGGCGCGACCAAGGACGGCGTGGAGGGCGTGGACATCACCGTCCCCGTCTACCGCTTCTCCGAGACCCACGTCATCGCCGATGCGAAGGTCACCAACGCCTACAAGGGCAGGCTGTTCAACCTCACCGGCAAGACCAACAGCGCCGAGTGGGGCGGCTTCGCCGTCGGGGAGGTCCTGTTCCTGGGTGCCTCGGGCTCCAAGCGCGGCCGGGGCGACTGGGAGATCACCTTCAGCTTCGCCGCCAGCCCGAACAAGACCGGCCTGACCGTCGGCGACATCAGCGGCGTCGCCAAGAAGGGCTGGGAGTACCTCTGGGTGCTCTACGAGGAGCAGGTGGACCAGACGGCCCAGTCAATGGTGAAGCGCCCCAAGGCCGTCTACGTCGAGAAGGTCTACGACGCCGATGACTTCGCCAAGCTTGATCCGGACTGGAGCGAGTGATGAACCGCGTGCCGAAGGTCAAACGCGGCGATCGGATCGTCTTCCGGGCCGATCACTGGAACACCTTCGCCGATGCGGCCAACGCCCACATTGAGCGCCAGCTCGGCCGGGGCGCCTTGCCCCGCACCGACGCCTGGCGGCCGAACGTCGCGCTCCGCGTGCGGAACATCACCGGCAGCGACCAGGGCCGCGGGGCCGTGCTGGGCATCTGGCAGCCTGTCTTTCATCCCGCCACGGCCGAGG